ACTTAAATATAATTTTTGGTAAACAAACTTCCACATTTTTTACATAAGGTTAGTCTCACTTAACGCAATTAAACATTTAACTGCTGATAATTTTAAAAAAAAAAGGAATTTTAAAGTTATGAATGAAAATGCAGAACTTATAAAGTACATTGATGTCGCTGAAAGTGTTTATGAGCGGGTATACGAAAATAACCAAATTTCTAACAGCTTGGTTGTTAACTTAAATCGTGTAATGGACGAAATAAAAAAACAAGCTAAAGAAAAAAATTTGAAGTTGAAATATCCTTCTATTGATTTTGAATATTGTTTAAGTCTGCCTTTAGCAGATAGAGATGTAAAAGTAGATTTAAGTTTGATTCCTCATTTTGAGTATCGTGATGAATGTATTTTGTGGCTAACAAACTTTATTGGAAAAATTAGTGTGCCTCAAAAGATGAATAGGCAACGATTAAACTCTCGTTAAGAATTTTTTAAATTATATAAATAAGCCGTCTTAGGCGTTTTTTATGGGTGATATATGAAAAACGAAGTCGGTTTTCATGTTCCAGTTCGTCCCATGTCTCCAGAATGGATTTTTGAAATAGGTACACCTAACTTTGTACCTGCTTCAGAAATGTGGGAGTGGATAAGACAGGTTTTCTAGATCCAAAATCAAAATTATTTAATCCAAACCATTTACACTTATGTTCATTTCGATATTCGGATATAGCGGTGATATGGGCTAAATTTGGTTTTAAAAAGCAAGGCCGTCAAATCATTGGCACAACTGAAAAGCTCATGATCAATGCTGGTAGTTGGAAGAAAGAGCGACAAGAAGAACAATTCATTGAATGGTTTGAATACATCTCCGAATATCTCATCACTTTTGATGCTTCATATTCACAGATTGCTAGTGTTGTTAACTTTTGTGTCTTAGTTGAGCATGAGCTTTATCACATTGCGTATAAGAAAGATGAGTGGGGAACATCTGCATATAACCAAGAAACAGGTGTGCCTAAATTAGCTATACAAAAGCATGATGTTGAAGAGTTTACTGGCGTTGTACGTAGATATGGTGCAAGTGAGGACGTCAAAAGAATGGTCGAAGCAGCTAATACAAGACCTGAGATGTCGCGAGCAGATGTTCACTACGCATGTGGCACTTATTACTTGAAGGTGGTTTAAATTTTTTTGCCACTCTACTTGGACGGATAGAGATAAATGGCAAGGCTAAATAAACGGGTAAAACTCTATATAGTACGGTCACTTGCTACCTATGAGACACCCTCAGAAACAGCGAGGGGCGTCCAAGAAGAATTTGGTATCGAAGTTACTAAACAGCAGTGTGAAGCATACGACCCGACAAAGAAGACTGGGCAGGACCTAAGCGAAGAGTTTAAGGCTGAGTTTTACAGAGTCCGCAAGGAAATGAACGACAACCTTAGTGCTATTCCAATCGCTAACATTGCATACCGTCTTAAACGCTTACAACGATTCATTGACCTAGAACAATTTAAAGAAAACCCTGTCATTGTACCGAGCTTAATGGAACAGGCGGCTAAAGAGGTCGGTGGGCTTTATACGAATCGAAAGGAAATAACCGGTGCTGGTGGTGGACCACTCCAAAGCGAGAACATAACCCAAGTTGTTGCAACGCCTGAACAGATACGGCAGGTGTTAGATGAACTCAAAGGTAAATACTAAGCTGCTAGAAATGCAGTTAGAGCGAGAACTCTGTGAGAAAGAACATTTATTCTTTACACGTCGTTTTTTCTTGCCTCGTATGGGTTTTAAGTTTTCAGTCAATTGGCATCATGAATATATTGCCGACAAGATTGACGAGGTAATTGCGGGCAAGGTTAAAAACCTAGTTATTAACGTTCCTCCCGGAAGCGGTAAAACTGAATTACTAACAAACCTTATTGCACGTGGCATAGCGCGTAATGCTCGATCCCGCTTTCTGTATTTGTCATTCTCACAGTCACTTGTAGAGGATGTATCAGCTACAGCTAGAAATATTGTTAAGTCGGAAGACTTTCAGAACTTATGGCCTGTAAAGATTTCTACCAGTACGGATGCTAAGTCGAGCTGGAAAACCACCGTTAATGGTTATGATGCTGGTCATGTTTATTCTGCTTCAATGGGTGGGCAGGTCACTGGTCGCCGTGCTGGTACATTAGCTAATGAGGGCTTTACCGGTGCGATTATTCTGGATGACCCATTAAAGCCTGAGGATGCATTTAGCCAAACAGCTAGACGTAAAGCTAAATCTGACACGCCAATTATTCTGATCATGCAACGGTTGCACCTTGAAGATCCGACCAACTTTGTGCTGACGGGAAATGTGCCTGGTGAATGGGAACAGATCAGTATTCCCGCGCTTATCGATGATGAGTACATCAGTAAGCTACCAGAGCACATACAGCGCAAAATTCCACGTGATGTTGAACGTGATGAGAAAGGCAGACAAAGCTATTGGCCGTTAAAAGAATCTTTACTTTCTTTGCTTCAGCTGGAGAAAGGTGGGGAAGATAAAGACGGCGCCACAGTGTCACGCTACACCTTTGCTAGCCAATACATGCAAAACCCTAAAAAGCTAGGTGGTGATCTTGTTAAGGCTGAATGGTTCGGTCGTTATGAGGAATTACCACTTCTTAAATGGCGGGCAATTTGGGCAGATACAGCGCAAAAGACAAAAGAGCATAACGACTTCTCTGTGTTCTTATGTGCTGGTCTTGGCTATGACAATAACCTTTACATCATTGATGTGAAGCGCGGCAAATGGGAAGCACCTGAACTATTGAAAGAAGCTAAGGCCTTTATCAATAAGCATAAGGACAGCAATACCAAGATCGGCAAACTACGCTATATGGCCGTAGAGGATAAATCGAGTGGTACAGGATTGATCCAATCCATATCTAGACAAACCACATTACCTATTCGGGCAATTCAGCGTGATACAGACAAGCTCACACGAACCATGGATGTAGTGTTCTACGTTGAAGAGCGCCGTGTCTGGTTGCCAGCAGAAGCACCATGGCTTTTGAACTACATTGAAGAAATTGAAGGGCTCACGGCTGACATGTCACATGACCATGACGACCAATGGGACCCGACCATTGATGCAATTAATGACTCATTAGCCAAGAAGCCAACTGTATTTGATGATTAGAGGAAATTATGGCTGAAACTAAAAAGCCCGATGCAATTGGCGATGCAGGGGCATACACAAACTTTGTCTCAAATATTGGTACCAGCCGTGATAAGGCTTCACATGGTCATTTTGTTCAAAAGGAAATTCCTGATGATCAACTGGAAGCTGTATATCAACACTGGTTGGCCAAACGTATTGTGAACCGTCCAGCAAGTGACATGTTGCGGGCTGGTTGGTTTTATGAGGGAATTCAAGATAGAGACCTAATCAAACTAGAAGAGGCGTGTAAGGCTTTTCAACTGAACCAGATACTTTTATCAAGCTTGATCTTATCGCGTCTATATGGCGTGGTTTATGTGCTGTTAGGGACCGTAGATGGCGGTAATTTGGAGCAGCCATTTGATTTAAAGAAATTAGGAGTAGGTCGTTTAGAGTTCTTTACGGTACTCAAGAAAAAGTACATTAAGCCAGATACCACGACGTATTTATCACCTAAGGTCTGTGGCGGTTTATTAAAGCAACCTGAGTTCTATAAACTACAAATGGATGGCAAGGCACCCCAACGTATTCACCATAGCCGTTTAATCAAATTCTGCCATGCCGATGTAGTGAATGAAGAGCCGCAAAGTATTCTTCAGGAAGTATATGAAGATCTGCTAGACCATGCCGCCGTTAAAAAGGGTTCAGCCAGTCTTGTCCATGAATCAAAAATTGATGTGATTAAAACACCTGGTCTAGTGGACAAAATCAAAGAGGATATGAAAGCCGTAGCAGAACGTTTTCTTAGTGTCGGATTGCTTAAAGGTTTAAACGGCATGATCGTGCTGGATGCTGAAGAAGATTACGACTCCAAGACTTATAACTTTGCTGGCTTACCGGACATGATGCGGGAATTCTCAATTCAAACTGCGGGTGCTGCTGATATTCCATACACCATCCTATTCGGTCAATCACCTGCAGGTATGAATGCTACAGGTGAGCACGACACACGGAACTATTACGACAGCATAGCGACTAAGCAAACATGGATGCTTAAACCTTTCATGATGCAGATTTTAGATGTCATTTGCCAGACTACATTCGGCCGCGTGTTCCCAAATCTGGATATTGTCTTTAATCCATTATGGCAGTTGGATGCGAAGGTCCGTTCAGAGGTTGAGAAAGCTAATTCAGAACGAGATGCCAAGTATTTAGAGATGGGCATTATTACAGAACCACAGATAGCACGGCAGTTACTCATTGACGGCGTTTATTCAGTGATTGATGAAGCTCATATCAAAGAGCTAGAAATAATGGTGAAGTTAAATGTCGGCGATCATTCAGATGCTGAAACCTCACCTCCAGCAGGCGAAGAAGAGTAAGAAAGGCCGTAAGGCTTCCAAACCTAGACCCGTAAAAGTAAATCGCCGTGTAGAGCTTTATTACACACGGCAATTACTGGCTATTTCAAAATATTGTCAGGAAAAAACAAAGGAATTAGTTATTCCTACGGTTGGCCAGAATATTGGTGATGCTTGGTTTTCCGACATGATGACTTCGTTTCGAGAGAAGCTGACAAAGTATGTTGTTGAGATTTCTAGGCCTCTAGCTACAAAGGTTGTGACTGACACACAAAAGGAAGTGGACAAACAAATTGCAGAGCACACCAAAACGATTATTGGTGTGGATCTCACGCCGTTCTATCGTGCTGCAGATATTCAGGACGAAGTAGATCTCAACATAACTTCAAACGTTAGTTTGATTAAGTCTATTCCTCAGCAATATGCAGACAAGTTAGAGAACTTGGTAACGAATGCTTTGCAGACTGGACAAACTAATGAAGATCTCGCTAAAGAGATTAAGGCATTAGGGCAGTCTACAGATTTTCGTGCACGGCTTATTGCTAGTGACCAGATGGGCAAGATCAATGGACAGATCAACAAAGCCAGACAGCTTTCAATGGGTGTTGAGACATATACATGGCAAACGGCTAAAGATGAGCGTGTACGTCCAGATCATCAACATAAGCAAGGTCAAACCTTTAGATGGGATTCACCACCAGCTGGCGGGCATCCTGGTCAGCCTATTCGTTGTCGTTGCACTGCCTTACCTAATTATGAGGATATTTTGATCACTTAAATTTTTTTTAAATACAATTGCTTGAATATAATTTTTACACCTTCATTAAATTGTAAATTAATAGTTTGAGTAAGTCCTAATGAGTAAATTTAAAGCTGGTGATGTTGTTGAGTTAAACTCTGGCGGCCCGGTAATGACAATCTTGGAAGTTAAAAATAATGGATGGGTTGTATGTGAATGGTTTGATAAAAATCACACTTATAATAAAAAAGAATTTTTGGAATCGAATATAGATACCTACGAAATGTTAGAGGCATTTACCATTTGATTTGAATGTCGAATTAACTACAGACTATATAGGTTTTAGAATGGCAAAAACTCCACAAACAAGAGAAGAGCTTAAAAAGCATCTTCGTGAAAATTTAGCATTTCTCAATGTATCAAATAAATCGTTTGATGAGGGATTGCATGCAGAAGCGAAGAGGCTTGCTACAACTATTCGTGTATTAGTACATGACACACTTAAATCAAAATCTTTATTAGAGCAATTAGGTGTAAAAAATGATTTAAAGTTTTTAAACACATCTTATGAATATAGTCCTACTAATTTGATGCCACATACGGGTTTAGTTATGATGCGCATGACTTCTAATGGTACAAGCTATCTGGCTCCCTTACATGATGGTCCACCAGACAGGTATACACAACCTGGATTGGAATTTAGTCAGTGGTGGGATCAGCTTGTTATTGATGATAAAAGTGGTGGAGTTTTTACTAGAAAAAATCTAATTCTATTTATGGCAAATCAAGATGGTGGTGCCCATGTAGATCCATCACTCGATTCTTCATATGCTGCACTAAAGCGCGATAATAGCGTTGGCTGGGTTTATAGTGATGGAATATCTGAACATCCTATTACTGATATTGAATTGCATAGTGTTCGGCAAATTGCATATGAACTTATTGAGACTTTAAAGCCACTAGATATCAATAGCCTTTAAAAGTTCGTTTTTATAAACCCACCATCTGGTGGGTTTTTTATTGAGCGCAATTTATGAAAGACATTTACCGCTTCAAGGTAGGTGACTTTGCTCCAAGTGAATCCACACGCTCATTTACACCGGAAGGTTATTTGAAATGCGTAAACGTTCGCTTGGGTAAAGCACCTCAGGTACGCCAGTACTATGCATATGAGTTTCCAAACTTAGAAGGCTTTTCAGCAGATCAGACGATTAACGTCTACACACCTGCAGAAGAGCTTTTTAAGCCTAACCCTATCAAAAGTTGGGATGGGGCAGACGCTACAGATTATCACCCACCTAAGAATGAAATTAATGCTGCCAATTGGAAGGAATATCACATTGGCTATTGTGAGAATGTCCGCCAAGAAGGCGAATATCTAGTGGGCGATTTGCTCATTAAAGATAAAGACAGCATTGATTTAATCCAGAACAACGAGCGATTAGAAATGTCGCTGGGTTATGGAGCCACATTAGTTCTAGAACAGGGCCTTGCACCAGACGGCACAGTGTATCAAGCAAAATTTATTAACTTTATTGGCAATCATGTAGCACTCGTTAAATATGGCCGTTGTGGTGGTGATTGCCGCATCGGTGACAAACAGCAAACTCCACCAAAGGGGAATAAAACAATGGAAGTAATTGTAAACGGTATCCGTTTTAACATCGGCGATAACACGCCTTTGGCCGATGCATTAAAGCAGCAACAAGAGCAGCTGGAAAACATGAAGGCTGCAAAACTTAAAGTTGGTGATAAGCAATTTTCTATCGGTGATGAGCTTGGAGCAATTCAAGCGGTCGTAGATCAATTGCATACCGATAAAACAACTCTTGAGCAGAAAGTTGGTGATCTGGAAAAGAACCAGATGACTCCTGAAAAGCTTGAACAAGCTGCTGCTGAACGTACAGCTGTCATTGCCGATGCTAAAGCATTGGTGCCAACAGTTAAAACCGAAGGCTGCACATGTGAGCAAATCAAGCGTGATGTAATTGCGGCTAAAGCGGGTGATGCGTTGGTAACTGCCTTATTAGGTAGCGTATCGGTAGGTGATGCCAAGCCTGATCAGATCGATACAACTTTCCGCGCTTTGTCTGCCGTGAAGGGAACACACCCATCTAATCCTGTAGGTGATGCACTTCATAAGCAACAAAACATTCAAGCAGGAGATGGTAAACCAGAGGATGGGGAACCTAAACCTAACAACAAAAAAGAAGCGTGGAAACAAAGCTTCTAATCAACTGGAGAAAAGAGAATGTCTTTAACCCCTCAAGCTATTCCGGGTATGCGTGCTCGTTTGCACATGCCCGAAGAAATCTTATCTTTACCAGTCGCGGGTAATACCGTGTTAAGTGACGGTGAAGTGGTGGTTCAGTCCACTGATGGCAAAACTGTTACTGCGGTAACTGGTGCTACTAATACAAAGTTTGGTGTGGTGGTTTTACAGCACGTCGGCAAATCAGGAAAAAATGCCTTAGGTAAAGAAGCATATCAAGCGAAAGACTGTGCACCGATCATGCAAATTGGTTCTATCTGGGTAAAGCCAACCGCACCTGTGATTGATATTAACGCAAAGGTATATGTGCGTATTGCCAACCCTACAGCGCAAGCGCCGCTTGGATCACTTTCTTCTGCAGCATTAGATTCGACAGAACTACCTAATGCCTCATGGGAAACTATTACGGGTCCAGATGGCTTGGCAATCCTTCGATTACGTGGAGCATAATCAATGTCAAAACAATTAGAACAGATGAAAATCCGCCTATCGGCCGTTGCACATGGGGTGCAAATCGCTGTAGGTGATGCCTTTAATTTAGATAACTTTGCCAAGTTGCTGCTAAAGCTTGAATCAATTGATGAAATGACACCGCAACTTGCCGAAGCTCAAGCATACGCCAAGTATTTACCAATCGAAGGTTTGGAAGGTGCGGTTATTGGTTCAGCAAGTGTCTTGCAGCGTAAAAAAGGTGTAGGGCGTGGTAAGCGATTCTCAGGTCAAGGTAATGACGTGCCATTAGCAGAAGTGATGTATGACTCTCAAGCGTCAAATGGTTATCAGGGCGGAAATGAAGAGCCGGGTAATGTGAATGCACCATCTATATTTGAGCCACCGCTGGATCTTACGGATGGCAAGAATAAGTATGGGTTGCTATTTCTGGTGGGGCTAATTGGGGCGGCTGTAACGTCTGGGCTAGCCTTGATAATACGACCTATGAAATGATCGGGACTATTTATGGATCTGCACGTTATGGGCAGCTTGTTACACCAATTGATGCAGATGATTCGACTTTACAGGTTGAGTTAAATACAGCGAGCCAGATTTTCAGTGGAACCTTAGAAGATGCTCAAGCCGACCAGACACTTTGTAAAGTGGGGGATGAGTATTTTAATTATCAAGTGGCCACATTAAACGGATCTGGTTTATATACCTTAAGTGATGTTCTACGTGGACGCTTTGATGATGCACAAAGCCATAATGCTGGTGAGCCATTTGTTCGTTTGGATAAAGCTATATTCAAATATCCATACAATGACGGTTTAGTAGAAAAACAGATCTTTTTAAAGTTCACCAGCTTTAATGGTTTGGAACGTAAGGAGCAGGCCTTAGATGAGGTTACGGCGTATAGCTATACTCTAAGTGGCGGACGTCCAGCAGGTGTTAAAGGTCTTTCGCTTCAATCTCCGTTTGTGGGGACTACTTTTAAAGTTCAATGGCAAACTTCAACTGGTGCGGATGGCTATCGTGTACAAGTCTGGTCGAATGGGGCAATGATTCGTCAAGTTGATACAACCAATACGGATTATAGTTATTCGATCGAAGAGGCCAAGCAAGATGGTTTAGGCCGAGCTTACACAATTCGAGTGGCCAGCAAAAATGGTGATCAAGTTAGTACCTTTGCTGAATTGAGTATTAGTAATCCCGTTCCGCCAGTACTTCTCAATGTGTACACAGCAGCAACTGTAGATTCTATTACTGTGAATTGGGCACCTAGTGAAGTACCTGATCTGAAAGAGTATGCTGTATGGCTAAGCGCTACACCTAACTTTGATCCAACTCAAGTGCCGCCATCATGGACTGGTACAGAAACAACTACAACTTTTGGAGGACTACAACCAACTACCCCATATTACATTCGTGTTGCTGCACGTGATGTATGGGAAAACACAGTCTGGAACTATACAAATCAGATTACTCAAAGTACTTCTGAAGCTTAATTTAAATTAATTCATAGCACCCGAAATGGGTGCTATATTTTTGTAGGACGTAAAAACGACTTAATTTTTTTGCACTAAAATTCTTTTATTTTTACTAACATCGTGACACCACTCACTTACACCTTTAGAGCCATCTAAAGTTGCTTCAGTAAATTTAATATTAAATTTGGTATTTGACCAATTACTAAAACACGTATTTGAGTTGGAGTTATTTTTATAAGCTAATTTGTTGAAGTTGATTTGACCTGCTTGTGTACTATCAATACCATTTACAATCGATCCAAAAGTAGATCGGTTATCTTTATGATTAATAACAGAAATACTAACTGGGTTTTTAGGGTTCTTATAAAACTTCAGTGTTATTTGTATTCCAGCTCCCTTATTATTTTCTGTAGTAATATTTTTAAAAGTTAAGTTTTCTAAATGCGATTTATTGTTATTTGGCTCAATAGCAATACCGCTCGCAGGTCCAGTACCGGAGGTATTCTTAATTGTTAGATTGTTTGCATTCAAATTTTTAGCTGTAATTACGGAGACGCCTTGTCTTCTATTATCATTCATGATGATATTTGATAAGACAATATCAGAGTTTGAAAAGTTGTTGTTGTTCCCTAAGTAGATTGCATCCCCCCACATTTTTGAAATTTTCATATTTGAAATCCTAATATTTTGAGAATCACGAATATCAATGCCCATTCCCCATTCGCCATATTTATTCAAATGCGAATATTTGTCACCGATAAGTTCGCCTCCCGTGATTGTTACGTTTTTTACATTAGAAATATCAAATACTTTATAGGCTCCGCTTTTATTTGGAATGACATTCAATCTCGTATTTTCTGACATAGTTATAACAGAACCATTTTGGGGCTTAATTGATTTAAGAGCATCAACTTTGTAGTCACCAGGAGGAATTGTTACATTCTTATTATTTTTCAGTGCTGTATTAAGTTCATCTGTAATGTCTGAATTTAACTCAAAACTTTGTGCATAGGAGGACATTGAGCAAAATACAGATGTAATAAGAATTAGATACTTAGGATTCATGTCAGCGATCTATCAACTTGATGGAATTATATCTTTACAAATACATTGTGAAGATTCTATTTGAAAATTGTTTTAGCTCAACCAAAAGTTATCAGCCCTAGCTTGGAATAAGTTAGGGCTTTTTATTATCTAATTTTTCTGGAGAAATAAATGGAACCAGTTTCCACTAGCGGTTTTACAGCACTTTTAAAATTATATGGGATTGCAATCATGGTGACTTTAGCAGTCGGTTTGGTTGCAGCAGTTGTATTGATGACACGTATGCCACGCTCACCACAAGAGTGGGCAGTGGGCTTGATCTGTACGGTTGTATCAAGTTTAGCTGGCGGTTCATTCATTATTGTGAAGTGGGGGCTTCATGAATGGGTTACTGATGTATGGGGAATGATTGCACTTGGTGGGTTCTTCTTTGTTTGTGGTTTACCCGGTTGGGCTTTAGTCCGGTGGATCTTTAACTTCATTGATAAGCAGGAAGGTAAAACGATTGTTGAAGTGATCAAAGAATTTAAGAAAGCCAAAGATGATATACGGAATAGTTAACCGCCTTCGGGCGGTATTATTAACTAGATCACATATATTTCTGTCATCTGTCGGATTTAATTAAATTATTTAAAGACTTGTTTATACTAAATGTTCAAAATAAAAATAGGATAATGCCGTGAAAAATATAATTTTAGCAACAATAATGGGCTTCAGTGGAATCAGTAGTGTATTTGCTGAGTGTACATATAGCTTTGATGCAACATTAACCCAGTTGCAATCATTAGGTAATACTTCTGTTCAGAAGTTCCCAACTATTACAGGAAATAAGTTTTCTTATAAGACTTCTCAGCAAAGTCCCATTTACTCGGCTTACAGTCAAGATTATCTAACAAGGGCATTAGCCACGAATGACCCTCAAGCTTCACTCTATACGCGTGGTGATAAAATACTACCTACAACCGGAATTATAGCTTTTGAATATAAAATTAAAGTTCCTACACTAGGCAATACGGGTTATGTAAATATTTTCCCAGCCTTATCTGGTGGAATTATGCAGAACGGTAAGGCTGTACATTTCATAGTTGCTTACCAACATGGGCCGACAACTAATAATTTTTATTTTCAAACTACATCAAATGATAGTGCGTTAGTTACTAATGGATTTAGTTTAGCTCCAGAAGTTACTTCTGATGGCTATCAGAAAATTGGTATCTATATTAATCAGAACTCCAATCAAGTTGGTTTAGTTTTTAATGGGGTTAACAAAGGCTATTTTGCGACATTCCCTTCTAAACTAGATAACCTATATTTTTCATTAACTTCAAATTATTTTGATTTGGCAGCAACTGATGCGAACAAAGATGTCTCGGTCGAGTTTCTGCTGGATCAATCTAAAATTACACAAACTTATCCAACTGGTACTAAGGATATTTGCGGAGTCGCTTTGTAAAAAGCTTGTGTAAGTAAAAGACTTCTCTCAACAGCCACCTTCGGGTGGCTTTTTTACGTCTAAAGGAAAGTGAAATGAACATCGAACAATATCTTGATGATTTAATTGAACGTGAAGGTGGTTACGTAAATAATCCTGCCGATCGAGGAGGGCAACTAAACACGGAATTACTGAAGCAGTATCACGTGCAAACGGCTATAAAGGCAATATGAAAGATTTGCCGATTGATGTGGCCAAAGCAATTTATCGGAAACAGTACTGGATTGAACCACGTTTTGATCAAGTAAATTCTATTAGCTTAGCAGTAGCAGAAGAACTTTTAGACACTGGTGTGAACTGTGGTATCAACTTCGCAAAACCACTTTTACAACGTGCTCTAAACTTGCTGAATAACCAAGGTAAAGCCGGGTATGCAGATTTGAAAGTTGATGGCGTTTATGGCTCAAATACTTTGGGTGCTCTAAAAACCTATTTGGCCAAGCGCGGGAAAGAAGGCGAGAAAGTCCTGGTGCGAGTCCTCAACATTATGCAAGGTCAGCGCTACATTGAAATCTGTGAGCGTAATCCAAAGCAGGAACAGTTTTTTTATGGCTGGATCGCTAACCGAATTTTATTATGAAGTTTATAGTGTTTCTGTGCATTCAATAATTGAGTGCACATTAGAAGTTGGGTACCTTATTACTTATATATTTAATTAAATTGTATGATCTAATA